ATTAATTTTTTTTAATTTTAATTTTAATCTTCCGTATCCCATAATAATATATACGTATATATTATTATGATTATACATTTAATTTTTATAACCACATTTGTAATATTATGGAATTTATATATAGGATATTCAAAACAAATAGGTTTATATTTATCAGCAATAACATTTATTCTTGTAACAATAATGCCTTCTGTAAATAATTATAAAACCCCATTTATGCTAAAAATGCATTTAATAATTTTTACATCAATATGTATCTTTATTGGAATTTTATATGATTGTATACAAAATTCAATAAATAAAATACTTACTTGGTTAATAAGAATAAACATTGGTGTTTTAATTTTTGCTATTGATAATTATTTAATTAAAGGTTTATTATTATTTTCAGTAATAACAACACCATATGTTTTTATAAATAATAAAAGCATCGATTTAACATCATCTTTTATTAATAAAGACTTATGGGTTTTTTTAACAACCATTATTTTATTATGGTTTTATAATGAAAATATATATTTCAAAAATAATAATAGTTTTACACTTGTTTTGATATCATTAATTATACCTTGTATATTTCATTTTATAAATAATAAATATTTTGAATCAAGAGCAATACTATTATGCTTGGCTATAATATTTGATATTTTTAATCATAACAAGAGTTTGTCTCAAATATTAAATATACTAACTTATTAGTAGTTTCAAACATAACAACATCATCTAAGGGATTTGAGATATTATTTTTATAGAAAGTTTGTCTCATTTTTCTTTCCGGTCGGTGTAATTATAAATGTTGTATATATAGGTTTCAAACATAACAAGGCATAATATCCACATCAATCATAACAACATCATCTAATACCATATTTCTGGATTTCACCATAAACTGCTTAAAAAACGGAAAATCTAATTGGTTTTCTGGAGTATGTTTATGCACGGTTCTCGCAATCATTTTATATAATTTGAAATTTGGATAACGTTCTTCGCCATTACTCATATAAAGGACATTTTTACCCTTGTCGTCGGTACACCACCTATATATAGTTTTTTGTAATTCATCGAAGTCTCCTGGGTTTTTATCATGTTCGATTATAAAATCATAAATGGAGCATCCAAGACGACATAAATCAAAACTATAATTAGGATCAATGCGTGGTTTTTGCTCATTCATATAAGGCTCACAATTATATTGTGTAGCAGCATCTCCTCCACTAGCAAAACTGTCACTACAAAACAAATTATTATTAAAACGATAAATACTTCGGCCAAAATCAATCAATTTGAAAATCTTTCCATAGGTGGGAACTTTATAGATTGTATTTTTGTATTTATAATATAAATATTCAATTTGTGTTTCTATGTACATAATATTATTTGTATGAAGGTCATTATGAGTAAAATGAAATGTTTTTTGATAAACCAATAAAATCATGATAATCTGAAACAGTGCACTGGCGGATGTTTTCATGTCCATTTTATTTTTTTCAAATAATTCATCCATAGTACCATTACATTTTTCAAGGCAGATTAATTGCACTGGGAAATTATTGATATATACAAATCTGGCTTCCTCCATATTGGAGGTTGACTCTTCTGATTCCGTTTCCCATTGTTCGTCATCATTCTTATTGTCATCATCATCATTATCGCTATTATTTTCACTACTGTTCTCACTATCACTATTACTATCACTATTAGAACCACTATCACTACTAGATTGAGAATCATTCTCTTCATCATCTTCACTTTCAGTATTACTACTTGAAGACGATGATGATGTTGACGATGAAGTATTTCTTATAGGTTTTTCATATATAATTTCATTTACGATATCACATGATTGATCATTGCTTGAAATAACATCCAATGTTTCAAAATCAGTAATATCTATTTTATCTTCTATTACTAATTTTTGTTTATTGTTTCGAGAACCAAAGTTTGAAAAATCATTCATTTCAACATCAGCTATGGTGAACAATTTATTGACATTATCTTTGAAATAATCAGAATTCGATAAATACTCTAAATCATCAATAACATTTATTTTGAATTTATTTTGAATACCCAAAAATGACCCATAATAATCTACGCCATGTAAAAATTTATGTGAATGTAATAGTTTACTCGATAAAAAAGAAAAGAAATTATCGACATAAGATGCATTATTAGTATCTAATAATTTTGGATGAGAACCCTTGTTATTTGTGGATGGTAATAAATAAATAGTTTCATCGTTTTTATATTTTCCAATCATATATTTGAGGGGATCTAACAGTGGTGAATATTTGATAAAAATATTTTTTTCAATAGGTTCTTTGGTTTCTTGATCAATTATATTTATTAAATTTGAAATACAATATTTATGGTTCAGACAAATATTATTATATTCGTCTTCCGATAGTTTGAAAAACAAATTATATGAAGGGTTATAGATCTGTATTTTATCTAAATGAAATGGATTATAGTTGTTTTTGTTATCCTCGTCAGATGGAATATATTGTTTTTCTAAATAACTTGTATCAATAGTTTTCGTATTCAAATAATCGATATGGAATTTAGGGATTTCACTAGATTTCATTTTATAAAATAAAACAAGTATAAGTGGTTGTTATATTTTTTATTTATCCTTCTAAACTAATTGTTTTATTGTAAGATTGTTGCGTTAATCAATATATACAAAATATATATTGATATACTAAATACTTATGACACTTGAATTAAAGAAATTTAATATGAGAGAAATAACATTCAAACCAGATGAAAATAAAGGCCCAGTTATAGTAATGATTGGAAGACGTGATACTGGCAAATCATATTTGGTAAGAGATTTATTATATTATCATCAAGATATACCAATCGGAACAGTAATATCGGGAACAGAAGCCGGAAATGGGTTTTATGCAGCCCATGTTCCTAAATTATTTATTCATGAAGAATATAATACTGTATTGATCGAGAACATTCTACGGCGTCAAAAAACGGTCTTAAAACAGGTAAATAAAGAAATAGAAATGTATAGAAAATCAACAATCGATCCAAGAGCATTTGTGATATTAGATGATTGTTTATATGATCAAACATGGACAAGAGATAAAATGATGCGGTTGTTATTTATGAATGGTCGTCACTGGAAAATAATGTTGATCATTACTATGCAATATCCGTTGGGTATTCCACCGAATCTGCGTACAAATATAGATTATGTATTTATATTAAGAGAACCTTATTTGACAAATCGAAAAAGAATATGGGAAAATTATGCAAGTATGTTTCCAACTATGGAGTCGTTTTGTGCGGTAATGGACCAAACAACCGAAAATTATGAATGTTTAGTGATCAATAATAACGCGAAATCCAACAAATTAAATGATCAGATATTTTGGTATAAAGCAGAAGGTCATCCTGATTTCAAATTAGGTTCTAAGGAATTTTGGGAAATATCGAAAAATATGGGTTCAGATGACGAAGACGAAGCTTATGATCCTAGTAAAGCAAAAAAACGCCAAGGTCCAGCCATCAATGTCAAGAAAAATAAATGGTAAATTTATTTTACATATTTTCTTCTAGTGTATTTTTTATTTTTTAAACCTCCTTTTTTATTGGTATTTTTTGAATGGGTAACTTTTGAACGGGTATTTTTTGAACGGGTATTTTTTGAACGGGTAACTTTTGGACGAGGACTAATTTCATCAGATTCAATTGTAAAAATAGAATATACAGCATTATGATCTGATTTCAAATTTTCTAAATAAATAGCTTTATATTCTATTGGTTTTATTGAAGTACCATATCCTTCTACTATTAAAAAACGATCACATTTACTAGGTAGTCGATTACTAACACCGCAATTATTTTGCACTTCACTTTGAATTTCAGTAAAATTACCTTTTGTAAAATCACTTTCTCTACACTGTTTTAAATGATCAAAATTATTATTTTTATTATTCAATTTATTGGTAAATTTACATGTAAACATATTTTGATCATCATTCATTTCTTTTATTTCTGTATTTTTAATTAGGTCTGTTAATTGATCATTTCCATGTTCATCCATTCTAAAATTTAAATCACCACCTATTATCAAATTTGTATCAGGGTCTGCTATAGATTCATGTTGCAAATATTCCATTAAATCTTTCAATGATTTAGTTCTTTCTGCAACACCAAGTCCTTCCTCTTTTTTTAACATGGGCAAATGTAAATTTATAAACAACAATTGAATATTGTTAATATTCAATTTAATACATACAGCAGCTTTTGTTGATGTAACAGGAGTATGTTGTAATATATTACCTTTTCTATCAATATAAATAACAAAATATTCAATACTTTTTTTAATTTCGTCTATATTATGTTTTGTAAAAGTACTTTTATTTAAAAATATTTTACTAACAATATTATAACCAAATGTAAATGTTGTTGGTCTAGCAGATTGGTTCTCTGCGATTTTTGTATAATCTTTTATGAAATTATTTTCTATAATTGAATTATTATAGAAATATCTTTTATCTTCTTGTGTGAATTCTACATATATATCTGGTGATTCAATAACAATATCTTCTAAATAATTTCCTTTATTGTTATCAATACCATTTTGTGTTAATATAGCGACTGTATAATTATTCATTTATATATATATATAAATCTTCATGTGTATAAAATATTATTATTTCTAGGTAATTCATCTTCACTACTACTACTACTTCATCTTCGTTTTCTTTGTCTTTTACAACAACAACAACAATAAC